TCTTGTAGTGAGGTCCATATTCAACGTATCTACTGGGCTACCGTAGGAATGTCAGTGAAGTTGGATTTCGATGCCACGGCGAATGTATTAGCGATTGGATTACCGGCTGATAGTACCGGCGATGAGTATTATGATAACTTTACAGCAATCCCTAACAATGCCGGCAGTGGGAAAACTGGAGACATTCTCTTCAGCACCACGGGTCACAGTTCAGGGGATACATACATGGTTATCTTGGAACTGATCAAAAAGTATGGCTGATGGCTTCAAGCAAGGACGTTAAGAGAACCAAGGGAGGGAGAGTCACCTACAGGGGTGAGTCTTTCTCCGGGTTCAACAAACCAAAGCGAACTCCTAATGCAAAAAAGAAGTTTGCTGTTTTGGCTCGACAAGGTGATCAGGTCAAGCTGGTTCGCTTCGGAGATCCAAATATGAAGATTAAAAAGAACATACCAGAGCGAAGAGCCAGTTTCAGGGCTAGGCACAAGTGTGATACCGCTGCGGGCAAGGATAAGCTCACACCTCGCTATTGGTCATGTTCAAAATGGTGATGCAAGATGGCGCTATCTGATTTCGATCAATCTTATCTGGACTATGAATCAGCAGCCAGTCCTTACGCTGGGCTACAAGATTATTTGTTGAATAGGCCCGTTTTTGAAAGAGGGCCAGCGCCTGACACACAATTACAAAGACTAACCACTTCCTCTCCCACAAGTTATCAGGAGTCCACGGACAGATTGAACCGGCAGTTCAAAGATCTTCTCGAACAACAAGCGGCTACAGAGCAAGCACAAACGCAAGCAAGAGAAACCGCGATAACAGATCTCAGAGACACGCTCAGACAAGAGACAGCCGACTTAGGTTCATCTTTAGTGGCAGAGCGCTCTCAAGTGGTGAAAGCGCTTGAGGATCAACTAGACAATGTTAAATCGTCTTTAGCTGAAGAAACACAAGCGCTCAGAGATCAGGGTATTGAGGAAAGAAGTGACGCACAGCAGCAAAGACAACAGATTGTTGACACCCTTGAGCAGAATTTATCCCAAGCAAAAGATGAACTAAAACAATCACAAGATGCTCTCAGGCAAGAGCAAACCGCTGCGTTAGGTAGTCTGGAAGAAAGACAAGGCAGCATCATTGGTGATTTGCAGGGTAGGATTGGAGACCTTAACAGTAACCTCGATAACATATCCTCCACTTTGCGAGATGAGCAAAGTCAATTATCAGATGAACTTAGAGAGGCACAGCGCGGATCAGTAGATGCCATTCAACAAAATATAGATGGTTTACAGAGTCAGCTCGATTCCGTCTCACAATCTGTGGCTGAAGAAAACACCTCACAAACGAATTTACTGAGAGATGAGCGTGACCAGTTGGTTTCTGCTCTTGAGACTCAGATAGCCGACCTAAGCGGTCAGGTCGGCAATATTCCCGTTGATGAGATCCAAAACAGGATTAGTGAAATCAGCGCTAACGCACAATCTTTTCAAGACACTGCATCGACTGAGCGAAAACAACTATTCGATCAGTTAGAGGCAATTAAAGGCTCAACTGTCACCGAAGAGGACTTTCAAAAGCTTAAAGGAACTTTCGAACAAACTGGCGGTATGCTTCAAGACGCAATAACAGCAGCTACAGGTCAACGAGAAAGACTTCAAAGCGAAATTCAAGCCTTGCGCGAGTCGCAGCTAGACCCTGCAAACATCGAGGCACAAAGACAGGCTGCAATAACTGGAGCTATAGATCCGCTTCAGCAACAAATAGCGCAGATACAGCAGTCAATTCCTCAACAGGTAGACACCGAAGCTCTCAGAAAACAAATCACTGAAGAAGTGCTGGCTGGTTTGCCACAGCAACCAACAGGTAATGTACAAGCTCCGACTGTGCGTGTTGGACCCGGAGTTGGTGGCATGGACCCATATGGTCAGGGTGGGATTAGTACCCTACCAACTACTGAAGGGGCTGCGGAAATGGGGGCAACACCATTTTTTGACCCCGGCATAGGTAGCGAAATGGGGCAAGGTGTGACTGATCCTACTGGTGCAACGGTTGTGCCTACACAAACAAACGTACAAAGGAGGGCGGTCACAGGACAGCCAGAATTACCTCAAGCTAATCAAAGTTTGTTAGATAAATTCAACACCAGTCAAGCAGCATCAGATTTTGGATTGAGTGCCACTTTTGATCCTGCCACTGGTCAGTACGTCACAGATATAGGTGGGTTTGGGTTTACGGGAGACCAAAGGTATAAAAGACAAACTCCAGAAGAGTTCGCTGCACAGTTTGCTCCTAAAACCAAAAAGCCCCCGGCGCAACAACAAGCAGGAATAGCACCACCACCCCGATTTAAAAATATGCCTATAGGCAGGATAGGAATGAGATAATGTCTAAAAAAGATAACATCCCAGACAACGTGGCAAACCCATCGCTGTACCGCAAAGCAAAGGCGAAAGCTAAAAGAAAATTTTCAGTTTACCCTTCAGCGTATGCAAACGCCTACATGGTTTCTCAATATCGTAAAATGGGCGGCAAGTATAAAGGTGCGAAAAAAGCCGAAGGTGGATCTGTCGAATTTGACGCGAAGAAAAGTGACCTAGATAAAGACGGTAAAATAAGTAAATACGAAAGAGCGCGAGGTACAGCCATCGCTAAAAGCATGGCGAAAAAGATGCGAAACGGAGGCTCCGTAACGGTTCAATCCAGAGGCTGCGGGGCAATCATGCCAAACCGTCAGAAGAAAACTAGAGTCCCTAGAAGTTAATGAACAAGAAGCGCGATCCCAAGGTTGGCACAGGAAAAAAACCAAAAGGGTCTGGTCGTAGGCTGTACACCGATGAAAACCCGAAGGACACGGTTAGAATAAAGTTTTCAACGATGAAGGACGCTGACGCAACGGTAAGGAAGGTTAAACGGATAGACAAGCCATTTGCTCGTAAAATACAAATATTGACGGTAGGTGAGCAGAGAGCAAAGGTTATGGGCAAGACGGGTATTGCCAATATATTCAAGAAGGGCAAAGAGGCTATCAGGAGGCAACATGGCAAAGCCTAAAGGTGGTCTAACAGAGTGGTTCAAACAAGATTGGGTAGATATTGGCTCCCGAAAAAAAGGTGGTGGCTTTGCTAAATGTGGGAGATCCAAGTTAGAAAAAGACCGCAAAAGAAAATACCCGAAATGTGTTCCTGCCGCAAAAGCTGCTAGGATGAGCGATAAAGAAATTAAATCAGCGGTTCGTAGAAAACGAGCGAAAAAACAAGGGGTTGGTGGTAAACCAACAAACGTAAAAACTTTTGCAAAAGATGGAGGACCGATAATGAATGGAGGCATGGGTAATTTAGGTAAACCTAAAAGAATGAGAAAGGGGAACTTTACGAAAATGGCTGATCTCCCTCCTAAAGCGAGGAAAGAGATCATGGATGCTATTAAGAAAGAAACTGGCGCAATGATGACTCAAAAAGAGTTGGCTTCAATCGTTAAAAAAATTATGGGTCAGGCTGGGGCAACTGGCGCTACAACGTCTCAAGTTGGTGGTAAACCAACGAAGAAAAAAATCAGAATGAAAAACAAAGGCGGCACTGTTAAGAAAAAAGGACCGGGAATGAATAAAGGTGGGACCGTCAAAAAGAAGGGTCCGGGTATGAATAAAGGCGGGACCGTTAAGAAGCGTGGACCGGGAATGAACAAGGGTGGAACGGTCAAGAAGCGTGGGCCGGGGATGAATAAAGGCGGCACTGTGAAGAAGCGTGGACCCGGAATGAACAAGGGTGGCACAGTTAAAAAAGTGGCTCCCGGTATGCGTAAGGGTGGAACAGTCAAAAAACCATCGACGAAAAACTCTGGTTTATTTGGTAGGAGGTAGTGGCTTATCTACAATCCAACATTCCCTATTTCAAATGTTGGGTTCGCAAGGAATACACTCACAACCATGAGAAGTATCATGGCGAGTTCATTCACGCGATGGCTATCGCAGTTACCACTATGCCAACCAGATGCCTGAGCTTTCAGGTTATCTTTACGGGAGAGGAGTGTGAAGATGATGAGCCTAATGTCCACGGCGGCGCGATGTGGGCAAGGATGCCAATCACTGCTCTTGCGGGTGACTCCGATTATGAAGGCTGGCCTGACCCAATGCCGACATGGGCTTGTCAGCCTTGGGATTGTAGTTCTCATCATCATAGTGTTTATGTGTTGGACCGCGCAACCCCTTGTCCGTGGTTGGCAAAAATTGACGGAAATTTTTATCCTGCAAAGTATTACTTTACGGTCGATTATGCGGAAAATGAGATAGCCGACGATCCAGCGCAGCATAAGCAAAGTCATGTATTGCAGCTCCTCGATGCTGGAGATTGGACCGGAAACATGGTTGCTTTACCCAACAATAGAGTCAGAGTGACTCACCCAGCGTGGTTTTCTGTCGGTGAGGGAGCACCAGATTTCAAACCAAGCCAGCATATTCACTACTCTAAATCAGAGTTAGACTACACTCTTGATGTGAACAAGGTATTTGATAACTTGTACGCACCTGAAGAAGAACCTCCCAAGAAGGGCAAAAATGGCAACAAGCGGAAGTAAAGATTTTCAACCAGACGTAGGCGAGTACATCGAAGAAGCTTTCGAGCGTTGTGGTCTGGAGCTTCGGACTGGATACGATTTGCAGAGCGCGAAACGCTCTCTCAATCTTATGCTTGCTGAATGGGCTAACAGAGGGTTGAATCAGTGGACGGTATCACAAAAAACCGTCGATCTGGTGAAGGACACAAAAGAGTATACGATTGATAGTACCAACCCCACTGCAACCATAGATGTTCTTGATGTTTTCATTAGGGAGACAATATCGAACCAAGTCACCGATGTCCCTCTCAGCAGATTGTCGAGAGCTGAATATGCTCATATAACAACTAAAAGCACTACGGGCAAGCCTAACCAGTTTTTCATAGACAAGAAGCTGTCGCCCTCTGTAACGGTATGGCCTGCGCCTGATAAGAACTCGACTTACGTTTTGCATTTAAATGTCCTGAGCAGAATGGATGATGCAGACGCAGGAGCTAATGATGTGCAAGTGCCTTTTCGGTTTTTCCCTTGTCTGTCTGCGGGGCTGGCTTATTATATCGCCCTGAAGAGAGCGCCAGAGAAAGTACAGTTGCTCAAAAGCCTGTACGAAGAGGAGTTTACGAGGGCAATGTCTCAAGACGAAGACAGAGCTTCTTTCAGAGTTGCTCCTGATCTGCGTAATTACAACACGGCATAAGCATGGCATTCGCTAGTAACAAAGACGCATATGGAATCTGTGACATCACAGGGTTCAGGTATCGTTTGCGTGACATGAGAAAAACTTGGGATGGGCTGCTGGTTGGTCCAGACCAATACAGCCCAAAGCATCCTCAGCTTATGCCGAAGCCTACACCGATAGATCCGCAAGCCCTGAAAGACGCTAGACCAGACCCCTCCTCTGATGGAGAGGATGGTAAATTCTTCACGGTTTACACAAATGTTGGAGATGGTATTTTGGGCAAAACTTTGCAAACTTTTGCAGTCACTGCTAGTCTTGGTGACGTAACCATAGTGATTACGTCATGAGTTTTACTTTAGCAACATTGAAGACTACGATTCAGGATTATCTGGAGGTTTCTGAAACAACCTTCACGAATAATCTGAACACTTTTATAACAGAGAGTGAAGATCGTATCTTCAAGATGGTTCAGCTTCCTGAGCAAAGAAAGAATGTAAGCGGCAACGTGAGTTCTAGTAATCGGTTCCTTGCCACCCCGACTGATTTTTTTGCACCATTCTCGTTAGCGGTGATCGATAGCAATACATACCATTATCTGCTTTTCAAACACCCATCTTTTTTGAAGGAGTACTCTCCATCAACTACGGTGACGGGAAGACCTAAATACTATAGCTTGTTTGATGACACAGCGTTTGAACTTAGCCCTGTGCCTGACTCAAGTTATTCGATTGAGCTGCATTATCTACACAAACCAGCGTCACTTACTGCTGGTTCAGATTCAGGCACAACCCTGTTGAGCACTGATCACCCTGACCCGCTGCTTTACGGCGCTCTTGCCGAAGCAGCAGTATTTTTGAAAGAGACCCCTGACGTAATTGCAAACTTCAACGCTCGTTTCATGGAAGGCATCAGTCGGATGAAGAATCTGACCGAAGGTCGAGCCAGTAGAGATGAGTATCGTTATGATTTGCTGCGCTCAGGAGTTTCTTAATGTCGAAAGAACCAGACCTCAAAGGTAAAAAAATAGCCATAATCGGACTCGGAGCGAGTCAGATTGATTACGTTATTGGTGTTCAAAACTCTCAGACTTGGGATGAGGTGTGGTGCATCAACTCCGCTTTCTCGGTTTTTGATTGCAACAGGGTGTTCATGCTGGACCCCGTAAGTCGGTTTCTGGATACCAAGGATGCAGGGAACCAAACAGAGGTTATGAGGCGTTGTCTGCCAAAGTTTGAAAAGCCGATATATAGCTGTGAACTCGATGAACGAGTGCCAGCTTTGGTTGAGTATCCTTTAGCTGATATTGTGACGGAGGCGAAGTGTGCTTATCTAAACAACACAGTCGCCTATGCAATCGCTTTTGGGATATATCAGGAAGTGGGTCACATGGACCTATACGGCATGGATTTTAGTTATAAGCACAATCTCCACTTTGCAGAGGCGGGACGGGCTTGCGTAGAGTTTTGGGTTTGCAAGGCGATGGAGAATGGTATCTCTATCGGAGTCAGCCCAAGGTCTTCTATGCTCGATCAGAATGTAGAGATACATGAAAGGCTGTATGGTTATCACAGGCTGTCTGACCCGCTCGTAGCCATGCCAGATGAAGAAGGCACTTGGTTGATATGCCCCCGCTCAGAGCTGAGAAACAACATCAAGAAGTTTAAACTTAAAACCGTTGAGTTGCCCTCCTCGCCAGAACCGTTCAAGGGTTGAAATGCCTAGAGATTACAAAAAAGAATACGAAAACTATCACTCCAAACCAGCTCAGAAAAAACGTCGAGCACAGAGAAACGCTTCTCGACGCAAAGCCATAGAGAATGGTTTGGCTCGTAAGGGCGATGGCAAGGATGTGCATCACAAAGATGGCAACCCGATGAATACGTCCATGAGCAACCTGTCGTTGATGACCAAGAAAAACAACAGGTCTTTTCCCAGAACAAAAACCGCGAGAAAAAAGAGATGATGGAAGACAAAGGAGAAATGGTGTTGGGCAACGTCATGGTGTCAACGACAGAAAACAAAGGTCATGATGTTGAGTTCTGGGCGAGAGAGACAACCAAAAAGATTTGCGATATATCAGAGAACGCTGCACCTCATATCAGGCAACAAGCAGAAGCTTTCAGAAACCACATTTACACGTTAATATTATTGGGTATGCAGTCAGCTATTTCTTCTGATAGAGTGACGCTTTCGAACTTGTTAGAACGGCAAGGTCATGAAGATCTTGCTAAAATAATCAGGGAGGTGTGACATCGCAACTTCATCAGCAATTACCACTAGCTTCAAGGTAGAAGCCCTCAAGGGGGTTCATAATTTTACTAATAGCAGCGGCAACACCTTTAAGCTTGCTCTGTTCACATCGAGCGCAACGATGGGGGCGACAACCACTGCGTTTTCCACATCGCAAGAAGTGTCTGGAACTGGTTACAGCTCTGGAGGTTCAGCGCTAACAAACGTAACTCCAACATCGTCCTCAACCACGGCTATCGTAGATTTCAGCGACTTAACATTTTCTAGTAGCACCATCACGGCGAGAGCATTAATGATTTATAATGACAGTGCTTCAGGAGACCCTGCTGTTTGTGTGATTGATTTTGGTGGTGATAAAACCAGTACAAACGGAGACTTCACCATCGTATTTCCTGCGGCAACAGCCACGGGCGCAATCATTCGACTCGCGTAATGTCAGCGGATGCCGCTTCAACCTCTCGATTTTCAGCCGGGGATCAATAAAGAATCCACAGACTACTCAGTTAAGAATGGGTGGGTAGACAGCAATTTAATCAGGTTCCGAAGTGGTCGAGTAGAAAAGATTGGCGGCTGGCAGAAACTCGGCACGAACACTTTTTTAGGTATTGCTAGAGCATTACATTCTTGGATATCTCTTGGCGGGACAAGATACCTAGGTATTGGAACCACACTTAAATATTATGTTGAAGAGGGTAATGCTTATTATGATATTACCCCGATAAGATCTACTACTAGCGCCGGTGATGTCACTTTCTCAGCAACTAATGGGTCGAGCACAATCACGGTGACTGATACCTCTCACGGCGCAGTCAGTAATGATTTTGTCACTTTTTCAGGGGCTGCAACCTTGGGTGGGAACGTAACAGCAGACGTTCTCAATCAAGAATATCAGATTGATCTGGTTACAGGGACAAACACTTACACTATAACAGCAAAAGACACAGACGGTGCGACAGTTACGGCGAACTCTAGCGACTCCGGTAACGGAGGAAGTTCCGTTGTCGGCGCTTACCAAGTTAATGTTGGTTTGGATACTTATGTAAGCTCTTCTGGTTGGGGGGTAGGAACTTGGGGGGCCGGTGGTTTTGGTTCTGCTTCAGCGATTAGTTCCACGAACCAACTCAGGCTCTGGACTCATGACAATTTTGGGGAAAACCTGATTATCAATCCAAGAGGGGCAGGGATATTCCGCTGGGTCGAAAACAACGGAACGTCCGTAAGGGCTTTGGAGTTATCTGGTATTACAGGCGCTAATAAAGTACCCACCGTTGCATTACAAGTTATTACAAGCGAAACCGACAGACACCTCGTTGTTCTTGGCGCAGACCCACTCAGCGGTGGATCAAGAACAGGGTCAATAGATCCTATGTTGGTAGCGTTCTCTTCTTCTGAGGACGAACTTGAGTTTGAGCCTCTCGCAACTAATAGCGCCGGTTCTGTCAGATTGTCGAGCGGCAGCTTCATAGTTGGAGGCATCAAAAGCCGTCAGGAGATATTGATCTGGACTGATACAAGCCTGTACTCGATGAACTTTATCGGTCCACCTCTTACTTTTGCTGTAAATCTGGTAAATGAAGGCAGCGGATTGATTGGTCCCAAGGCGGCGGCAAACGCCCCAAATGGTGTATTCTTTGCCTCCAAAAACTCGTTTTACGTTTACAACGGAGCGGTTCAGAAGCTGCCTTGTTCCGTTCAAGAGTACGTGTTCGAAGACTTGGATCTCGGACAAGCATTCAAGTGCCACATGGGTATGAACACAGAGTATTCTGAGATGTGGTTTTTCTATCCCAGCAAGGAAGACGCTACAGGAGAGATCAGCCGATACGTCATCTATAACTATATGGAGCAAACTTGGGCAGTTGGTTCTTTGGTTCGTTATTCTTGGTTGGATGCGGGGATCGAAGATTTACCGCTTGCTGGAGCGCAGACATCGAGCACAAACTGCGTGTTCGAGCATGAAACTGGCTATGACGATAACGGCTCACCCATGACTAACGTGTTCGTAGAGAGCGGTGACATTGACATATCTTCTGGTGAAAACTTTACTTTCATGAAGAAGATTATCCCTGATATGCGGTTTGTGAAGGATGCTACCATTAGTAACACTCCCGCGATGAACATTGTAATCAAGCGTAGAGACTTTCCTAACTCAACCTTAGCGACTGATTCTACCGCGCAAGTCACAGAATCCTCCACTTTCGCAAGCTTGAGAACCAGAGCCAGAGAGGTGGTTTTCCGTTTTGAAAGCGATGACGATAATACGGATCTGAACCAGAAGGGCTACAAGTGGCGGCTTGGTTCAACAAGGATAGACGTTCAGCCTTCAGGTAGACGATGAGCAAGTTGCTCGAAACTCGACTCCCTTTTGCGGCAGGAGAGAATGTTTCTGCCGACACTTTTAACAGGCTGGTTCGAGTGCTCGAACTTAACCTAAACAGAGTCGATTTCGACTCTTCCCCGCATTTCAACGCCACCGAAATTTCCCAGCTTCAGTTTGCAACTGGGGCTATAATCTTCAATACTACAACCAGCATACATCAGGCGTTTGACGGTACGCAGTTTAGAGATCTCTACAGCCATCAAACGTATCCAACTGGATTGTCTGCAACGGTTAGTTTAGGGGCGGTGACGGTGACGATATCATGATGGCAGCAACAGATAACTTAGATAGCGCTCTCAGAAACGTGCTTACTGCGAAGAGAGCGGAGATGAATCCTCGCATGATGCAAATGGGCGGTATGGTTGAAACCACCCCTAATTTGCAGCAAGAACTTGCGATGATAGAAGGCACAGCCGACACCCCTGAAGAAAAAGCACAGTTCGAAAAGATGGAAGAGAGAGCGACGATCTCCGCTCAATCTGAGCTGGCTGGCATTGCAGAACAACTGGCTGCGATGGGCAGGGGCGGAGACACAACCCTAGCTCACTTGACTCCCGGCGAAGTTGTTCTCCCGCCTCAGATGTTTGAGGATGAGCAGTTCGAGTCAGCCGTAGAAAACCGATTTAAGCAACTCGACCTGAACCCAGAAGAATACGTTGTCGGCATGGGTATAGCTTCTCTCAACCCATCAACTGGTTTGGAAGAGTTTGGGTTCTTCAAGAAGCTCGGCAAGAGTATTAAGAAGTTTGCTAAGAAAATAGCACCTGTTGCTGGACCACTTGCCAATCTAATTCCCGGTGTGGGGCCGATTGTTGCGGGAGCGATTGGTGCGGCGACCAACGTAGTAGGCGGCAAAGGATTGAAGGGAGCGCTTAGTGGCGCTCTGGGCGGTTACGGAACCGGAAAGCTTTTGGGTGGTATTGGTAGTCTTGGCAATGTTTCAGGCACTGCGGTCAAAGGATTGGAAGGCGGTTTTAGTAATCTTGGTTTTATCGACAAGCTCAAAGCTCTCGGAACAGGAGCAAAAGCTGGCATAGGAAGTTTGTTCGGTGGCGGTCAAAAAATAGGTTTAGACGCTCTAAGTAAATCAGAAATAGCAAGCCTAGACCCCGCAACTTTGCAAGCATTGCAAGACCAAGAAAAGCTCATGGCTTTGCAAAAAGCTGGAGTTTCTATGGATGACTTTAGCAAGATTGCTGGTGATCTCGGCATTGCGGACGTAAGTAAAGACCCATCAGCCATATCTAAAATATTCGAAGCCGCACAAAAAAACCTCCCTGACTTAGCTACCCGTGTTTTAGGCGATCAAGGCGGGATAGGTTCTACTTTGCAAAGGCTGGTTGGTAGCGGCACCGAAGGACAACAGCAAGGCGGTCTTAGTAGCTTGTTAGGTGGGTTGTTGGGCGGTGGTGGCTTGGGCGGCGGTTTAGCCGCTGGGGGTATCGGAGCGTTGATTGGAAAACTAGCTTACGACGAAGCTAAGAACCGTCGAGGTGTACCAAGGACTCCGCTCACCCAAATGGACGCTTTCGGCAGATTTAACATAGCGCAAGCAATGGAGCGAGAGCGTGGTGGTGGCAAAATTGACCCAAGAGAGTTTGGTTTGTTACCAGCGGGAACATTCACTCAGCTCAGTGGCGGCAAGCCTTCGATGCAAAGACAAACACAAACCATGACTGCTGCTAATGGTGGAGCGGTTCGCCCGATGGCTTACGCAAAAGGCGGCGGCGTAGCGATGGAAGACTTTGAAAGAATGAACGGCGAGATTGACGGTCCCGGCACAGAAACATCAGATGATATCCCGGCTATGTTGTCAGATGGGGAGTTTGTGATGAAGTCTCAGGCAGTTAGGGGTGCGGGTGCTTTCGACATGAAAAACCAAGGTGGCATCATAACGCTGACACCAAACAAAGAAGAAGACAGAGAGCGAGGCACACAACTCATGTATGACATGATGAACTTGTTCTCTGAGTTTGCTGGCGTGAGGAAGTAACATGGCAGAAAGCGCAATCGATCCAGAACCGTATGTCACTGGCGTAACTCAGAACGTCACACAGCTTGACCCCATAACCAGACAGCTTCTGTTTGGTTTGGATGGTGAGGGTGGTTTTATTCCCGGTGCTTTTCAAGCTGCGGAGAGAACATTTTTTGATGAGGAAGGGAAACCGATAGTTATACCCCAAGCTGTCGCGGGTCTGACTCCTGATCAGCAAATGGCATTTGAGATTGCTCGTAGAGGTCTCAACGTACAAAGACCTTTCATCGAGGAAGCGGAAAGACAAGCTAGAGCTGGTATCGGCGCTTTGGAATCTGGTCTGGCTGATCAGGCATTGGCGCAGCAGCGAGGTCTTGAAGAGATTAGAGAAGGCGCTCGGTT